TCCGTGGTCACTGGCTTGTCTCCCCGTGCTCCTTGGATCCCCACGCCTCGGATGGGCGTTGCCCGCCGGCGTTCCAGTAGTGGCTGGGCGACTGGTAGACGGGCTTGAGATCCCGGCCAGGCCAGGTGAACTTCAGCTCGGCGTGACCGATGGCCACCTGCGGAGCGATGCCGACCGTGTTGCCGGCGGCTCGAAACGCACGCCAGAAGTGGATGTCTGGGTCGACTCGCGGCGGCTCGCCTTCGGGGGCGTCTCCCCAGTGACCGTCCGGTCGCGGAGTGCCAACGAACCACGGGGCCGGGGTCTTCTTGAGCGACTCACTACGGATCAGCGTGCAGCCGAAGTGCGCCGTCTCGACAGGCTGAATGACGGCCTCAAACCATGTGTGCGGCAGCTGCACCATGCCGATACTGCCGTCGTGCCCCTCCGGCGTGAACATGGGTACGCCGTCATCTCGCTTGGTCTGCATGGGGGCGACGGCGTCATAGCCAGACACCAGAGCCGCCGTCATGAGCCGCTGGATCGTGTCGGCCTCGAAGACGCTGTCGTAGTCAACGACGAGGATCCAATCCGTGCGGTCGAGCATCTGCAGCAGCACGCGGTCTAGGCACTGCTCCCAGAAGGCCCCCGTGAACTTGGTGGGCCGGATGCCCAGCGGCAGGAACGATTGGATGGCGCAGAAGAAGTTGTCCTGAAAGCCCAGCCGGGGGACGCTGAACGCGGCCTCAACCGCGAGATCGTGGACAACCTGGCCGACTTGAACCTTCACGGTGTGCTCCTGTAAACGCCAAAACGGGCGGCCGGGCGAACCCAGCCGCCCGCTCTGGGCGTTTTACTGTGCGTGTCCAGCGATCAGGTGCTGGCGTAGTTGTTCACGTTCGCGCCGGTCGCGTCGGTGGCGTGCGTCTCGCCCTTCGACAGACGGGCGTTGGTAACCACCGCCACGGTGTTACCGGGGCTGGTCACGACCGTCAGGTACCGCTTGCGGCCCCGCAGGTCGACGTTGAACCGAGCGACCGCACCGACCACCGCGCCGGTCGTGCTGCCGGCACCAGCCGTCACCGACAGGCCGCTGATGTCCGTCTGGCCGGAGCCCGACGAGTCGGACTCCTGCACCTTGCAGACGCTGGCGTAGCTGGTCGTGGCCGCCGTGAACGGCGAGTAGACCACGTCGATGGCGGCGTACTTGAAGCCGAGAGTGTCAATCTCGTGCGAGTGGGTGGCCGACGCAGCAACGCTGGAGGCCGCCTTGGTGACCGACTTGGCACCGGAGAGGTGGTTCATGCTTGGGAACTCCTTGGGAAGTCAGGTGGATCAGGACGCCGCGAGCTTGAGAGCCACGACCGGGCCAGCAGTGGTCGAATCGCCCAAAGAATGATGATTCAGATCGAGCCTGGCGCAGATTTTGTACGCACGTTGGTCATATTCGAAATAGCGATCGTCGCTGGCAGAAATCGTCATCTGCGACCGGGTCGCGTAGATGCTGGACAGCGACAGGTCGCCGACCACCGCGGCGATGCTGCCGGCGGTCAGGTCGGTGCTCGTCGGCATCGTGAGCGCCCACACGACCGGCAGGCCGAGGAACGTCGTCGGCGTCTTGCTGTTGAAGTTGAGGAGATCCGACGCGTTGTTGCCGCCGACCGAGCTGGCGACCAAGGCGAGGTTCGCCGGGCCGTTGTGCCAGACCGACGGGTGCATGTACCAGGCAGCCGAACCGATCGCGTACCGGGGAAGCTTGGCCAAGGCCGAGTTGAAATCCTTGGTGTCAAGCGTCGTCACCGTGGTGTGCGTGCTCGCGGCCGACACGATCGAGGCGGTGTGAGTGCCGTCGTTGATCTTGGGCAGAAGGCCCCAGATGCCGCCGTACGTGTTCGTGCCCGTTCCGTTGAAGAACGCTTCGTCCGTCCGCTTGGCGATTTCGAGCGCGAACTCCTGGGCAAGCCAGTCAGCGACGCTAACTGCGTTGTCCTGAAGCAGCTCGTTGCTGACACGCGTGGCCGCGGCCAGCTTCTTGGCCACCAGCTGCACCATCGTGGCGGTGGGGTCGCTGGTCGTGATGGTCGTATTCTCGCCGATCCAGTAGCCCGTGACGCCCGTCAGACGCCGCGGCACCAGAAGGGTGTCAGACGACATCGAGATGTTCTGAGCGATGCCAGGGGCGATCCCATAAGTTTCGACCAAGCGAATCAGCTGATTCGAAAACTCCTCAGGAATCAGCACGCCGCCGAGGCTGTTGACCTGGCCGCCCATGTCACGGGACTCGATGCCCTGGTCCTGGCACCACCGGCGGGCCTGCTCGTCCTTGCCGATGTACGCCTTGAGCCACTGGCCCGAGACGTAGGCGTCGCGCTCGTTGTCGAACGCACGCAGCTTGCCGCGGAAGCCGAGGGCGCGAATGTTGGCCTGCGCCGGGGCGGTGGCCTCGACGGCCGGGGTGGCCCGGTTCAGGGACTTCATCAGCTCGGCCTTTCGGGCCTCGCGAGCCTCTTCGTCGGCGATCGACTTCTTGATCCGCTCGGCCTTGGCGAGCAGCTCGTCGTACTTGGCCTGCCGGGCCTCGACGGCGGCGACCGCCGAGCGATCCGCCGGGGTGCCGTCGGTGTTCTCGCCGGCCTCTTCGGCCGCGCCGGCCTCATCGAGCATGCCGAGTTCGGCGAGGGTCGAAGCGAGTTCGTCGAGAAGTTCCTTGACGCGGCTGGCGGCCATGTGCGTGTGCTCCTTGAGCGGGTGGTCGGGTACGACTCCCGCAACGTAGAGCCACGCATGGCATCCCTTGCAGACGCAGGGACGCGGCAGATACCTAACTAGGTATCGAGCGTCGGCGGATCTCGGACGACTTCACGATCTGCTTGGCCGTGCATCGGCACGCAGGGCAACGCAGATACCGCGTGCAGACGCCTGCCCTCTCAGCGGACGCGTAGACGCCGAGCCGAGCCTTGCGGCACGACGGGCAAGGGTCACCCGACTTGGCGGCCATGCTGCCTCAGAAAACGACGAATGGCCTTCTCGGTGGCAGCGTTCCTCTTCAGCGTCGGAACCACGAGCGTCGGCCGGTGAGTCTGTAAGAAACGCTCGTACGAACGCACAGCCACGCCCGTGGTGGCCTGCTCGTACGCTGGCGTCAGCACCGGCGAAACGTCGTAGACGCCTTCGACCGACACGACGCTGCGAAGGGCCGTTCCGTCCTCGTCTTTGTCCCACGACTCCTCGCCGATCACGAAGGCAAACGAGCTGCCCCACACGTCACCTCGAGCGATGAGCGTGGACAGGTCGCGGCCCAACTGCGTGTCGGGGACTTCGACCGAGTACCGCATGCCCTGGTCGTCAGTGCTGACCGAGAGCGTGCCGCTACGCGTCGAGCCCAGCACGAAGTTAGGGTCGTGATTCCAGAGGGCCACGACTGGGTGGGACTGCTCTTCGAGAGCACGGGTGAACGCCCCCGGCAGAATCTGCTCCCGAAACGTTCCCAAGAGTGTGCTGCGGACGTTGTACTTGGCCGCGTACCCCCCGATGTACGCCTTGCCGGCGTCACGGGTTTCCAGCGTCAGCGGAAGAGCGACGCAGCGGCGTTCCAGTTCGGTGTTCATTGTGCGTCCTGCGGTTTGGATAGCAGCTCGTCGGTGTATGACGTGGGCTCGTTGTCGGCCGGCATCGGCTCGCCGCCATTTCCGGCGGCAGCGTTCGCGGCGATCCCCTGCATCGTCGTCAGGTTCATCTGCATGTACCGCTGATCGCCTTCGGGGCCGATCGGGTTCATGTTGAGGACCTCGCGGCACTCGTTGACGCTGTAGATCCCGGTCGACAGCATCGTCTGAAGCCACGCACTCTGGGCGGCCAGATCGCCACGCAGAAGCCCTCGCGTGTCGAACTCGGCGAAGTAGACGTCGTCCTGCACGACGAGATCCCGCGTGATGGCCGACTCCCACCGGCGGAACCACGGCAAGAGCGTCTGTTGCACAAGGTCGATGGCCGCCTGCTCTTGGCTGGCATACCCGACCTTGGTCTTGTCCTGCACGTACGACGGATCGACGCGGTACGCCCGGCAAATCTCGATGACCTGATACTGCCGCGTTTCAAGAAACTGCGAAGCCTCATTGGTGCTTTGCACGTCCTTCCAGTGCACGCCCTGCGGCAGCACGGCCGTACGGTGTGCCCGATCAGGCCCGCGGTGCATCCGCTCGAACTGCTCACGCAGCCGCTCGGCCGTCTCGATGGTGATTGGGTTGTCGGATTCCATCAGGCCCGACAGCCGGCACGCGTTGCCGAAGTAGGCCCCGCCGTGCGTCTCAAGGGCCTGAGCCAGGGCGATGGCGTCACGCGAGAGCGAGATGGGAAGTATCCCGGTCACTGAATCGTTGGACAGCCAGCGAAGGTGAAAGATTTGGTCCTGGCGGTAGTACGTCTCGGTGCCGTTCTGCTCGCGGTAGCAGTAGCGGATACTGCCGTCCTCGAGCTGCGTGACCTTCATGCGGCTGGGGTGCAGCGGCCACAGTTCGGACACGGCGCCGCGAGAGCCAGAGCGGATTTCGGCGTAGGCGTTGCCGTAGAGCAGGCAGTGAGCCGTCAGCATCTCGCGGAACTCAAACGACGTCTGCCATCCGTTGGGCTGCTGCTGCAGCATCCTGTACAGGGGCAGATCCCGAGCACGTTCCTTGCCGCCTTCTGGCAGTCGCCGATACAAGTGCAGCGGGACTGTGGCCACGTTCTCGGCGATCAGCCGCACGCAGGCCAGCACCGTGCTGCATTGCAACGCCGTCTCTGGCGTGATGCGAACGCCGGCAGGCCCGCGAGACGGGGACTCGGACCACGACTCGCCATATCCGCCACGAAGGTCGATGATCCGGTACGACTTCTCTTCGGGCGTTTCGGCGATCATATGACGGTGAGATCCCAGTTTTGTTCTGGCTTCGGCGCCGTTGCCGTCTGCCACAATCCGACGGCCTCAATAAGTGCCACGATGCCGTCGATGCGTTCTGTGCTCTTGGACTTGCTGGGCTTGATGTCCCCGGCGTGGTTCATCTCAATGGCTACGTTGTTCGCCATCCACGACAACATCGGGTGATTGGCGTGTCGAATCTTTCCTGCCAGAACCAGCGTTTCTAGGAACTTGCACGGGCTTGAAAACGAGCCGTATCCCTGCCTGAACGCTACTATTTCAAACCCATCCCCTTGCAGTTGCTGGCTGATGTGCTGAGCGTTCCACGGGTCGATTCCCATCTGCCGGATGACGAACCGCTTGCTGATCTCGTTGATGTCACGACGCACCGTGTCGTAGTCGGTGGCGTTGCCGTCCGTCAGCCTCAGCACCGGCCCGTACTCGGTCTTGTCTTTTGCCCAGTCCAGATACGGCACCTTGTCCTTGTGTGCCCGGCCGCTGGCGTTCTCGGCCGCGGCCCAGAAGAACGGCAGCACGTCGAAGGTGCCGTCCTCGTCGGGAAAGAGGTACACGGCACACGTCAGGTCCGTGGTGCTCGACAGGTCGAGCCCGACGTACGCCTGGCGGCCGTCGAGCGGACGCAGCGAGCCACCGCAGGCAGCCCACTTGTCTGGCAGGATCCACCGCACGTCCGAGCTGGTGGCAACGTCCAGGCGGTACCGCAGAAACGAGTTGAGTTTCGACGGGCTGTTCTTGGCTTCAAGGGCGTCGGCAGCGAACGATTCCACCGTGATGGTGTGACCCAGCGACGGGTTGGCCTTGTGCCAGGTGGCTTCTTCAAACGGGTCGTCGGCCTCGTCGGCTTTGTAGACGCACCCGTAGAACGACGGGTCAAGAGTCGAGTCTGCGGCACACCGCTCGGCGTACGTACGTTGCTCCCACCACAACGCCTTGCGGTCGAGTTCTCCGGCCGTCGTGATCGACAGCAGCAGCGGCTGCCGCCGGGCCGCGCCGCCGTACCGAAGTGCGTCCCACAGCCGGCGATCACGCTGGGCGTGCAGCTCGTCAAAGAGCAGGGCGTGGATGTTCAAGCCCTCGGCCCGGAACGCATCGGCTGAGAGCACCCGATAGAACGAGTTGCTTGCCCGGTGGATGATCGTCTTCCGCGAGTCCACCACCTCGAGCACCTTGGACAGGGCAGGGGACGCACGCACCATCGCGGCTGCTTCGCGGTAGATGATGCCCGCCTGCTCTCGGTCGCACGCAGCGCCGTATACCTCGGCCCCCGGCTCCTCGTCGGCCAAGAGCATGTACAGGGCGATGCCCGCCAGCAGCGTGGACTTGCCGTTCTTCTTGGGCACTT